CGGCTTCGGCGACGAGCTGCCAGTCGATGCGATCGGCGTCCTCGCCCATGCCAAGGCGCGTGCTGATAAGGTAATCGGCAAGGCAGAGCGCCGGGTTGGTGCTGTAGGCAAAGGTTGAGGGGTCGGTGACGCGATGCGCACCGCTTCCGCCGGTCTGGGTTGAGTCGAGGCGCGGGTCGTATACGCGTTTACCCTGCACGATGATGGTCGTCTCGGGCCTGCCGTTGCGGTATGCCTCGTCGTCGTACTTGAACGTCATCGCAAGGTAAGCGACGCCCTGCCCGCGGTGGTTCGCTGTCCAGCTCTGAGAAAAGGCTGTCGTCAGTTTGTAATCGACGGTCTGCGCATCGGTCCCGGCGTAGCGGCGCACCCATGCCTTGTCGGCGTAGCGGCCTGTTGTGACCTTGCCGTCGTTGTCGCTGCCGGTGATGCCGGTGATGGTGCCGATGACTTCGCGATTGAAAAACACTTGCCCGAGCGAATGGCACTCGTGACCGGCGAGGGCGAGCACTTGATGCAGAAAGTCGTTGCTCGTTCCCGAAGTTAGCGGCGGGATAACGTTCATGCCGCTCACCAGCATCTCGCCGTAGATGATGCGCCGCGGCTCAACGGTGCCGCTGTACTCGACGTCCTGCGGTTGCCGAGACACCTTCGGCTTGCCGATGAGCATCTGCGCGGCTTTGGAGAGCGCGATGTTGATCAGGGCGCTGATGACGAACTTCTTGATTGTAGCGTAAAAGGCGGCTTTGGCAGCAGCAACGGCGACGGCTTTTGCGCTTAATGCGACGACGGCGGCGGGTGCGAATGGCATGACCTAGACCTCCCACCGGCAGAGCACGGCATCGCGCGGGTAGTGCACAAGCCCTGCCTCGCCGGTGACGAGCGCGGCATTGCCGACCCAGATCCCCGCGACTTCGCCTGCGGGGGTATCAACGAGCACGATGTCGCCGCGCTGCACCCGCCCTAGCACCGGATTGCCAAAGTGGCGGCTGACGAACGCCCGCAGGCCGCCAGCTTCGATGACGTGGCGCAATGCTTGGCGCTGCGTCGTGCTGAACTTCTTGACCACGTCGGCGCGGTTGCTGCCGGTCATGGCGTCGGCCGCGGCGAAAGCAAAATGGCAGCAGTTGCGCTGCGTCCACGAGAACGGAATGGCCTCGTGCTTGCGCACGGTTTCCCACAGCCGATCGTGCCAGTCGGGGAGCCTCATACGTCGCTCGTGCTGCCGCGGCCTGATCCGGGGCCGCGTGGGTTGAATCCGGGGCCGGCGTATCCAACATCGCGCGCGCCCCACTTGCTGACAAAGCCCTCGATGTTCGGCACAAGGTCGAAGAATCGGTCGTTGGAGAACACCTGCTTCTGGTCGGCGTCGGTGTAGCGGGCGATGCGAGGCTCGCGGCGCAGACGATGCTCGCAGGTGATCGTAATGGTCGCCTCGCCCCGCGACAGTGTCACCGTCTGCTGATTCATGCGCCCCTCCCAGATCGTCTCCGGCGAGGCGATGAGCAGGCCGGTGTCGGGGTTGATGGTGGCGAGGTAGATAGTCACGGTGCGGTTCTGGTAATTCTCATTTAGCGCCTCGCTAAGCAGCGACGCATCAAGGCCGGAGACGGTGAGCGTGACCGAGCGGGCGATGACCTCGATGTTCTCCTCGACGGTCTCGATGGAGCCGAGCTCGCCGACGCCGAGGAAGGTCTTCAAGCCCTGCTCGTCAATGAACTGGTTCCCGGCTTCGTCGGTCAGGTTTTCGCCGGCTTCGGTCAGCAAATAGCCGCCCAAGACAATCGGGCCGACGCCGTCATGCACGCGGATGGTGCCCGAGTCGTAGTTGAGCTCGACGAGCACCGCCATCGTCACCGAGGGCTTTTCGACCTCGGCGGCGAACTCAGGGGCGGCGATTCGGGTCACGCCACGTCCTCGATCAAGCTCAGCTCGATCGTCGAGAAGGTGCCGGGCGAGGTTGACCAGCCGACCGACTCATCGGAGAGCAGGAATCGCCCCATCGGGGTGCGGACGACCACGGGCGCATTGTCGGCGGGAGAGTTGCGCAGCGGCGGCTCGATGAGCATCGTGCCGGCGCCCGCTGCGTCGGTGTTGAGGTCGGCCACGAGGCGCTTGAGCTCCCCGTTGACCTCGATCCAGTCGCCCGCGCGCAGAAGCCCCGCAGAGCTCACAGGAAGCCCGTCGACGGCGAGGGATGCTCCGGTCTGGCTTGCGCCCGCGACAAGCCCACAGCGTGCGACAGAGGCATGGGTAAGGAATTGAAAGTCTCCGGCGACGCGCCCGGCGATCAGGTCATAGAAACTTGCGTGCGTTGAGGCCCCGGAGGCCGTGAAGGTCTCCACAATGCGCCCGGCGGTCGTCTTGGGGGTGCCGTTGAGCAGTCCGGTCGCGCCCTGCGAGGTGCCCGCGGCGAGTTTCATGTTCACCGCCCCCTTTCCGGCGCCCACGAGCCCGCGGATGGCGTAGGGGGCGCTCGAAACGGTCGTGAAAGCGGCTTGGTAGGCGTATCGGTCCGCGGTGACGCCGGTGCGGGTCAGCCGAAGCCCCAGATGCGAGTCAGCGGAGAGCGCGAGCTCGGCATTGCTCGAGGTCCAGCCCGTTGTGGCGGCCACTGCGGCGTTATTCGTCAGCAATTCGGGCGCTGCGAGGCTCCCGGCTTGCGTATAGGCGGGGTCGGTGATCCAAATGCGGTTGGAGCGGCCACGAAGGGCGGCGATCAGCGCAAGAAGCCGGTGCCGCTTCGTCCCGTTGGTGTTCCGGAAGACCAATCGGCAGCCCCAGCGGTTCCCGGGGCGCGAATAGGTGCGCACCGCGCCCGACATCGCCGACGAAAACACCGCCGTGTTGTCGATGATCTGCCACTGCGCCTCGGAGGCGATCAGGTCCGGCGGTAGGATGAAGTCGGTCATCAGCGGATACCGTAGCGGCGGTCGAGTTCGTCGAAGATGCGGCGGTTGTTGTCGGCAAGGATGCCCGGAAGCGCCTGCGTGAGATCCATTGTCGCACCCCGCGCGTCGATCTGATAGTTGACCGACACGCCGCCGCCCATGCCGCCACCGTTCGGGATGATGCTGCCGCCGGTGCCAGGCACGAAGAGCTCGGGGCCGCGCTCGCCGACGAGGTACGGCGTGCTCCCCGTGACCGGCCCGCCCTTCGCGCGCGGCTGAAGGCCAGCCAAGGCGGCCGATGCGAACTGCCCGACGATGCCGGAGCCGCCTGCGAAGGCGCCGAAGAAGGATGTGAGCAGCTGCTGGGCGGCGAGCTCAGCCAGCATCCGGCGGATGACGCCGATGAAGCCCGAGAGCATCCCCTTGAGGCCGTTCTCGAAGGGGTCGAAGAGGAACTCGGCGAAGGATGACTGCATCGCCCGCGCGGCTTCTTCCGCAAAGACGCTCATGCGCGTGATTTTTTCGCCGAACTGCCGCTCGTTGGACTTCATGACCTGCTCGACGACATCGTCGGCCATGGTGTCGGAGACTTTCTTCAGGACTTGGTCGGTTTCGCGCAAGAGGTCGGCCTGCCAATCCGCGAGCGCCTTGGCTCGCTCAGCGTTCTGAGCGGTGCGCAGGTTCTTTATGTAGGTTGCAAGCGACTCCTCGGACGGTTTTTTTGCCGCGATTTCCTCCGGCCCCTTGGTGGAGAGTCTGGACCTCAGGATTGCGGAATAAGCCATGGTCATCTGCTCTTCCGAGAGATTTGGCTTGAACACGCGACCAAAACGAGACCCCATCGAGCCCGCAGACTGCGGCTTTGACGCGGCTGCTGAAAGCAGCCCCATTTCCCTTCCGACCTTCATGACCTCTGTTGCAGCCTTAGCGGCGTACTCAACGACTCGCGAGAAACCGTTGGCAAGGGTTGCGGTGAAAGAGTTGGCCGCGGAGACAAGCGCCGGGTCTTTTAGCGCCTTGTTCAGTCGGTCAATCGCCTGCGCGCCTTCGTTGGTCTTTTTGGCTGCTTCGAGAATTTTTCCGAAGGCAGCGGTGAGCGCGGCGCCGGTAAAAAGACCAAAGGCAAGATTCATCGCCTTGCCCGTGATCTTCGCCGTGCGCTCAACGGTCTTGAGGCCGTTGGTCGCCGAGCGGATGGCGTTTGCGGTTCTGTCTACCGCAGTGATTTGGACTTCTGCGCGCGCCATGCCTGCTCCTGAGCTTCCTGCTCGAGCTTTGCAGCGGCGAGCAGGTGGTAAAAGTCACGCTCTGTCATGTCGAAGATTTCGGCGGGTAGGACGCTGAGCCGTAGCGCGAGAGCGTAGATCGCGTGAAGCCCAGCGTCCTTTCTCAGTTTCCCTCGGCCACCTCGACCGATTCAACCGTGCCGCCATTCATCGCCGAGACGATGCGGGCGATGATGTCGGGGTCGTAGTCGTTCATCAGGTCGCGGCGCTCGGCCTTGCCGAAAACACGAGCGCCTGACTTGTCCCGCGCGCGAACCTGGAGGGTGACCGCCATCGCCTCGAGGTCGAGGATGGTGTTGTCGCCGTCCTGCTTTGCGAGCAGGAAAATCTCCCGCCGCTCAGCAAGGGTCATGTCAGCCCAGTACCAGATCGAGGTGCCCCACTCCGGGACAGGCACCTCCAGAAGCGCCTCAGGCGAGCGCCGCTCCTTGAACTGCGCCTGCGCCCGCGCCTTCCATTCGCTCATGAGGTCGCAACCGTAAGGGCGCCGTTGCCCACGAAGTTGAAGGTGATCTCGGTGATGGCGCCGCGCTGCACGTTGCGGGTGATTTCGGTGATGAGTGCGTTGCCGCTGTAGCGCGTGGCACCGGCGCCGACGCCCTCGGGGGCGAGCACGAGCGAAACGTTCGCGCCAGGGGCGAGCGCGACTTGGCCGGAGGTGTCGGTCTCGTCCCAGAACGCGGTCACGTTGCCGGACCAGCCTTTGATGGCCGTCACGTTGTAGGTCTTGTCGAGGTCCGCGAGGTTCGTGTCCTCGGCGTACTCGGCGGACGCGGTGAAAGAGAAGCCCGTCACTTCCGCGACGGTTGCGGAGGCCACGCGGACGAGGCCCTCCGAGCCATGATGATTAGCCATTGTCGTGATCTCCTGAGGTCATGAAATAACCGAACCCGCGTCGGCTTCGCTGGTGCGGTACTGCACCCGGAACTGCATCCGCGCCGAGCCGATGGGGGCGTCGCCGTCGAATGTGTGCGTGATGGCGGTATCGAGCAGGATGCAATCCTTCACGAGGCCGCCGAGCGTGTTGTCTGCGCCGATGGCGTTTTCGACGTTGGCGCAGAGGTTGTCCAGCCGATCGTCGAGGTGGCGCGAGTCGCGGGCGACGCACTCGACGACCAAGACGAGCTCGCGGCCAAGGTGGCGCGGGGCGGTCAGCGTCGAGGATGCGTCGCTCACGATTTCGCTGTTCGTGTAGACGAGGGCTGCGGATACGGTGCCGGCGGCGAGCGGGTACACGCGCGAAGCCGACACCGAGTCGGCCACCTGGGCGGCCTCAAGGATGCTCACCACGCGCTCGCGGATGGTGCGGCGGGCGTGGCTCATGCGGCCTCCTGCAGGAGGTACATATTCGCTTCGGTGATAAGGTTGTCGCCCGCCTCGGTCTCGAGGTTGGCCTCCTCGGCAAAGTCGAGGTCAAGGTCGATTTCGAGGCGCAGGACGGTGACGCCGGTGCCGTCGTGCTGGAAGTTGCGCACGATGTAGCCCGTTCCGTCCACGATAAGCGCGTCGCCGAGCGAGATCTGGCAGGCAAGGCTTGCGGTCTGCACGGTGAAAACGGGAAGGGTTGAGGCGAACTCGGCCTCGGCGACATCCACGCCCACATAGGCGCTGTCGAAGATGCCGATAAGGTCATAGTTGCGACCCCGCGACCGATAGCGCGCCTTCACCGCCCAATCGGACAGCGAGAACATGGCGGCGCGATCGGCGGCGGTCTCAACGGGCATACTCAATCCTCCAGACCTCCGATGTCGGGGTCTGCCCTGCCCAAGTTACTTTTCCGCTGAGCACTCGGCAAAACATCTGATGCCAGTCGGCATACGGGCGCGCGGAGGGGTGCAGGTCGATGCCATCCCAAAGGTCGGGGTAGTCGGCGGCGGCAAGGATGAGGGTGCCTTTGGTGACCCGCTCAAGCTCCCGCAGCCCGGGCTCGATGTCCGGCTCCAAAATGTGCTCAAGGACATCCACGCAGACGACGACGTCGAAAGCGGCGGCCGGGAACGGGAGCGAGTGGATCTCGGCGTGCACGACTCGCTTGCCGTCGCAGAGCTCGGGCACGGCCTCGGTTCCCTGGACCGGGCCGAAGCCTGCGGCCTCAGCGGCGGCTAGTAGCTCGCCGCGGCCCGTTGAGACATCGAGGAACGAGCCGCCAAGGCCGGCGATCGTCTTGGTCATGGCCGACAGCCGGCCCTCGGACATCCGATATTGCGAATGCCGCCCGTAGACGTCCCGGTACTTCTGGACCTCAGCCTGCCTTGCGTCCACGTTTCACCTGCTGGGTTGAGGCGAGGGGCGCATCGGCCTCTACAACCGCCGGAGCGGGCGCAGGGGGCGTGTAGGCCCGAGCCCAGCCCTTGCGGATGGCCTCGGATGCAAAGGCCGCATCGACCTCCACAACGCGCCCGGGCTCGAGGGAGACGCCGCGGTACCCGCGACCTCGGATCATTTCAATTTGCATAGGGTTTGAACCATTGTTGAGCGGGGCCGGATGCGACCGAGACGAT